TCTCTTTGTGCTGCATTAAAATCATTAATTTCATCCAACGGAAACTCTAAAAACGGTATTTCAAAATCAGCGAATAATCCAATTAATTGATTGGATAAATATATAGCTCTGTTAATTGGAAAGAGTAATAAATCTGTAATTGCTTTTCCAATTTCTGACAATGCTCTAACTGGGTCTGTTTTTAACTTCTCAAAACTGTCAACTAAATTACCAATCCAATTAATTATGCCAATAAAACCTGTTATTAATTCTGTTTGGATGTTAGTCCACAACCTACTCAATGCAGCATTACCCTCAATTGATTTTGATAACTCATTTTGAGCAGCAGCCAACGCCTCATTTGCCTCCAACTCCTTTTGTTTTCTTTGAGCCAACTCTCCACTCAAATCTGCATTAAATGCAGTTTCAAAATTTATTTCCGTTAATGTCTCCAAAAAACTCCCTGCATCCTCTCCTGCACCACCAAAAACATCTGCAATTATTGTCTGCCTGTCACGTGCTGATAATTCTGTGTCCTCCAATGCATTTGTAACAGTTTGCAATGCCTCAACAGTTGTAATTGAGCCATCATTAATGCCTCCAAATAACTCATCTGTAAATGCATCTCCAAATCCTGCTCTTAATGCATCAGATGTTGTGTTTGTTTGTTCTCTAATTCTTAAACCAAACTCCTTTACTGTGTCAATACCTTTATCACTAAACACCCCTGCAGTACCTGAGGCATCCAATATTTTAAATAAATCATCTGCATCTCCTCCTGCTGCTTTTATTTGTGTTGAGTATTCAGTAATCCCCTCCAATAAATCTCCTTGTATGTTGGCATTTGATAAAAATCCTTGCTCAATTAATCCTGCTGCCTCCTCTCCTGACAATCCAAACTCTTTAATTAATACATTTGCTGCTCTCAAACTCTCATTTGTTTCTGCTCCAAATGTTGTCTCAAATGCTTTGATTGATGCCGTTAGACTGTCAAGTGCTGCACCCTCTAATCCTGTTAATTGTGCAATTGTTCCCCTTAATTGGTCAAACTCTTTATCAACATCACTAATTGCATCTCCTAATGCAACTGCACCTCCAATTGCTGCTCCTGCTGCTGCTCCCCATGGCCCTAATTTGCCAATAACTCCCTGTATTGAACTACCAAAACCACCTGCACCACTAATTGCACCTCCTAAATTTTCGCCAATCTCTCCAACACCCTCTCCAAATCCATCAAATGCAGATGAGTAATTCCCAACATTACGGCTGAAATCTCCAACACTTTGGTCTGCATCTCTTACCTCTTTATCTAATTTTTTAAACTCATCAGTTAACTCCTTTATTTCCTCCTCTGTTTTGTTCCCTGCAATGGCTGCATCTTTTAATTGACGTTTTAAATCTGCCAATCTAATACCTGCCTTTTGATATGCACTTGCAGATTTATCCTGCAATATTACAGTATTTTTTGCCTCTTTGTTGGCCTTTGCGTTTTCAACACGAACTTTTGCCAATTCCTCCCTATAATCTTTAGTTGTGGCATCCAATTTTGCCTGTGCTTTGATTAATTGATTGTCAAGTTTTATTTTAGTATTAATTAAAAGGTTTGCATCTTTTATTAATTCGTTTTCCTTTTTAATTTTTGGAGCAGAGTCAGGAGTGTCAGTTGGTACATTGTTTTTTAGTTTTTTGGCCTGTGCTGCCAACATCTCCAATTGAGTCTCTAATAATTTTACCTCTCCTGTTGCTTTTTCTGCAGATTTTCCAATGTCTCCAAATAAATCTGCCTCTGCAATGTCACTCCTTTTAATATCACTCATTTTAAATAGTATTATTTGTTTGTTTTGCTGCCTGTTGTTTAACCAGATCAATCATTTTGTGCAATTCCAACACCGTTGTTGTACGCTCATCCAATTTAAATCCTGCCCATTTTGACAACCTCAACAGTGTTGTTGTCATGTCCTCCCCTGATTTCTCTGCATTTTTTAAAGCCTCATTAATATCATCTGTTAATGTGTTGATGTTGTTTAATAAAAAACGATTATTTGTGATAATAAAATCACATTGTAAAATGGCCAAATCTCTCCTCATCTCTAAAATAAACTCGTAATTTTTGCCCAATCCTACCTGTTTAATATAATCATCATAAATGTTTATCCAGGCCAATGCATCCATCTCCTCTGTACCAACATTTAAATCTTTGCGTGTAAATGTGTAATCCCCTGCTAAACATTGCCTCCAATTGAATACAAAGCACTCATTTATCGTATTGTAGTAGTCATTTTTATTTATGGTTTTTTTGGTCATATCTGTAATTGCTTTTTAACATAAATTATTATGTTGTTTAATATCATCTCACTCACTCTCATCCTGTTTTGGGTTGTCAATCCAACAATCTCTGCTCCAAAATCATCAAACAAATTGTTGTCCTCTTTTATTGGGTTTGCATTTATTTTAATACTGTCTTTTGTTACCTCAACTGTGAATGACCTGTAAAATGCTCCTGTGTCCTTTAATGTTATGTTTGAATATTTTTGTCCTTTTGGTTTTTTATACAACTCAATTGTTGTGTTTGCATATTTTCCTAAACTTTTATTTAATGAATCAATCCCTTTGTCAAATAATTGGTCAATAGTATTTAATTGCACAATCTCCTCTTTTACTCCGTTATCAATTGCAAAAAACCATCCTTTATCCTCATCCAATTTCATGGCAGCATCTAATTTTTTATGTACGGTTTTAAACTTCATAGACTATAAATAAAAAAGTGGATTTAGTAATTAAACCAAATCCACTTTCCATCAAAATACAAAATCAAAATTATTTAGCAGTAAATAATTTTATGTAAATATAATTAATATTAATCAATTTCTTTGTCCTTTTTATCAAAAATTTTAATATTAAAACGGGTTTTTAATTGTTCCTCCAATATATCTGTAATACTATGCATTAAAAAGCCTACCAAAATAGACACCGCAATTGTCATCTGTTGATTTGCATCCTCCATTGCTAAATGAATTAATCCAGGCATTAAATACCCAATTAAAGTGGCCATTGTTACGGATGCAACTGTACTCCTCCAATTTAATCTGATTTTAATAGCTTTCATTATTCCACCAATCATTGCTGCTAATGCCGTTAAAATTTCGGGATTATCTTTCATATTGTTACCGTTTTTTTTGTTAAAAGTACTCATTTTTTTATGAAAAAATCATCTATTATCATTAATTAAATCAACCTCTGCAACTGTTTGTGCTAATCTTATTTGATTTTTTAAAAGTGTCCCACTTTCTAAACAATTTTTTTTTGTAGCTAATGCAGTATAATAAATATTAGCAATTGTCTGAGAGTCAGTAATGTTAAAAAATTGTAAATCGTCTATTGTGTTCCATGATATTGGATAAGATAACACATTGTCATCCTTTGTTGAATATAATGCAAGTATATTTGTTTGAGCCTTTTCGCTCAAAGAAAATTTTAATCCATTATAATTATATCCTAAACTTATTAAATAATCTGTTTTTTGGTTTATCAATTCAAATTTTTCAGTTTTATAAAAATCCAACCAATCTGACTCCGTTATATTATTATAATAATTTATAATTTCATTTTTTTGTAAATCTGTTATTTGAGCAGATATTAAAATATAATTATCTGAGTGTATTATTGACTCAATAATATAATTATTTTTTAAATACAAATTAAAATGTTTTTGATTTGCTAATTGATTTATATTTATACTAAAATTCATATTTTTTTATTTTAAAAGTCTTATTTTTACACATTTATCATTGGTATAATCTTTGCATATTTTTGGTCTATTTTCATAAACTGAACAAAGCATAGTTTTTTTATCTAAAAGATTACAATAACCATTAACACCTTTTTTCATTTCTGCATAATTATTATTATACATGGATTCCAAAAATTTTTTTTTACTCTTGTATCTTGGGTTTTTTTCTAAAAAAACATCCAAATGTTTTACAAATTGTTTTTTGATTTTGGGTATTAAAGAGTCATATTCTTTTTTATTTATAGTTATTTTTAATTTACAACAACCGCTATTTATACATTTTAAACAATCTACTCCCATGATTGAATTAAAATTCTCCTTGTGTTAATGTCCACATTGTCATTTCTTGTGTTAAATTGAAACGTAATTACATCTCCATTAACTAATCCATCTAAACTGAAAGTGCCTTGAATACTTTGATCTTGATTTTTCCTTTCAGTTTCAATTATTAACTGATTTAAATCTGTTGAGCCATTTTTTGAGATATAAAACTCTAACTCCTCGTTTTGGTCATTATTTGTCAATACTACTGCATAAAAAATAAAATCTCTACTCCCACTTAATCCGCTAACAGTATAAGTCATGCCAGGGATGTTTGTTGGTGTATTACTGATGAAATTATTTGATATACTTGTAATAATTAAAGTATCTTTTATGTATGGTGTAGAATTTATTGGTATATCTCCAACACCCTCCAAACTATTTCCATTAACTGTCTTTAAAGGTCTTTTATTTTGAATTGTCAATGTTGTCTCATCTCCCGTATTAATTCCACTTTGATTTGATATAGTTATAATTTCAGCAGGAGTTATTATCCTTGTATTTCCCTCCAAAACTTCATTTGCACTACTTCCAAAATCTTTATTAAATGCAGTATTTTCAATAAAATCAGGTTTTGCCCCAATTTCTGCAGGTGTTGGAAAACTCAAAACAGGGTTTAATGGGTCGGTATTATCAACACCATCTCCACTCACTGAGTCAATTTTTGCGGCCAATCTATCCTGCAACTCTTGATTTGCATACTCCCAAACTCCTGATTGATAAATATAAACTCCTTTTAATTTACGATTTATCAACCATGTTCCCTGTGAATTGTAAACAATTGCCAACTCTCCCTCATTTGCTGCAGGTGCAATTATTGTTGATAATTCTGTGTAATTTGTTGCAGAGTATAACCATGGCAATGCCCCACTCCCTGAGGCCTGTTTAAAACCCGTATTTGTGCGCATCCATGTAATAAATGATGACTTTGTAAATTGTGTGCCTGTATTATCTTGACACTCAATTAATGGCTCATTAAACATTTTTGAGCCATCTGTTGATGTGCCGTTTTTATCATAAATGTATGCATGTTCACTTTTGCTTAAATCTGTCCTCACTTTCAACATCCTATGGTCAAAATATGCATCTGCTTTTGGTATGTCTAAAACAATACTATCAACAGGGTCTACAATTGTTGTGTCTGTAACAATTAAAAAATGTGTATCTCTAATTTCAAATTTATAAGCCATTTTATTTATTTATTTTTTTGTTTTTCATCATCCTCAATTGAAATTTCAACATGATTCTCCTCCCTTTTATTTAACCAATTCGCCCAATATAATCCAAATTTTGTCAATGTTCCTGCTCTTTTATTTTTACCTAATACACTGCTAATTGTTTCATCTGGATGGCCAAATAAATCAATACTTTCATTTTTTAACATCCAATTATTAAACCAAAATTGTACATAAACTCCTGCATGTTGGTCTTTTGATATTGCCAAATCTTTAAAAACTTTTCCCCTAATTTTTTTAGGCTTTAAAATTATTGTAATTAAACCAATAAAATTAAATATTGGACTGACAAATGTGGCAATTAAATATAAAATTAATCCCATTTTTTTATTTTTTATTATAATAACTTTTATTAATTTTTAATCTATCACTAAAGGTTGCATTTATTTTTGCTTTCCTATCTCCATCTGTGTAAACAACCTCTGCAGACTCCTCCAAAACAACCTTTAAATCAAATAAATTGTAACTGTGATTTGATGCATTGTGGTCTGAAATAAACAACTCATCCTCATGCAGCAAATGCAACTCCAATAATTGCTTTGTATAGCACACATTAATTGGGTCTGTTCTCAAAGTGTATGTATTTAGGTTCTCCCTTGTTACTTTGTCTGATATTCTGCCTTTGTTGATTAATTGATTTATCTCTGTGTTTGGTTGTCTGTTTCCAAAAAATCCAAAAAATCTCACTGAGTCCTCAAAATTACTGTCTGTAAAATCAACATTGTATTTTAATGATGCTGAGTTGAATTTGCTAAACACTCTCACTGTATAACGTGCATTTTGAATTGAGTATTTTTTTAGTGTGTATGTACCAACTGTGTAATCTCCTGTGATGCCTCCAATGGTAAAATTTACTTTTATTTTATAGCATCCATGGCCATGTGTATTGTAAATCTGTTGCCAATCGTACACAAAACCAACTGCCAAATCATCATTTGGAAACGTTGCAACATCTCCCAAATTTGCAATTGTGTTGCCATCATCATCCTCCATTGTGAATGTAACAACGTCAGAGTCTAATCCTTTTTTTAAAAAAACCCCTTTTTTATCGTTTTTGTATGTATCATTTTCTGATGGATGGGCCAAAACTAATTGTTTGCATGTTGAGCATGGAGCACATTTTAATCTCTTTTCCTCCACAAATGGTTGTGGCAATCTCACAACATCAATATTTTTTTTGTTTCTGTAATCCATTCTGATAATTTAAAAAAAGGGTGTATAATTAAATACACCCTCCTAATTTAAGTATAAATTTTTATTTATCCTCATTTCTGATTGACAAACCGTTTGCCCTTTTATGAGCATTTTTGATCTGGTTGTGGTCTCTGCCTATTTTTGTTAAAATCTCAATTGCAACCTTTTCCGGTACAGATTTAAGCCATGCAATTTTGTATGAGTATTCTCCTAAAATTAGATAATTACCTTTTTTAATAATCCCGCCACTCTTTTTTGGAGCAGCAGGAGTTGTTGTTTTTTTCTTTGCAGCCATTACGCAACAAATGCACCATCTGCCACATCATACCCTGTTGCAGTTGCTTTTACAATGTAATTATTTGATGCAGTTAATGCAGCAGTCATTGAAATTGTGTACGTTCCATCAGGATTCTCAACTGTTCCTGTGTGAGCCAATGGCACACCTGGAGCAGCAACATCCTCAACAACAAACGCTGCATCCAATAATCCAACAACTTTTGTTGAGTTTTGTGCAGTTCCAAATCCTGTTGCTACTGTTGCAACAATTGTATTTAAATCAGGATTATCAGCAGAAATTGATGCAGAAATTAACCCTTTGATTTGAGTTGGTTTAAATCCTAACTCTGTAGATGTTAATACATAGCTATTTTCCTCACACTCCTCATTGTCAAAATCAACAGATACATTTAATTTCTGTACTGTTGTATCAGTTGCATAATCTTTGAATACATCAAAAGTCTCTGCAGAAAGTTCATAACCTCTCAACAATCCTGTTGTTGGGTCGTCCATAATTCCCCACATATTTGCAGAGATGTCAACATAATAAAATTCAATGTCAGAGCATCCAACTGCACTCAATTCTCTCTGGATTTGTGCGGCACTATCCTTGTCCCACATTTGGTATGTCATAGTTCTAACGCCACCAACTCCATCAATTTTGTATTTTTGAGTACTTGGTGCAGTTTCGTACACTGTCTCAGTACGTTCAAAAGTTGCACCCTCAACTCTCGGTGTTGGGTATAGTCTTTCAGATGCATCCCAATTTGGATTTTGTGCCAAATCTTGAATGTATGCACCCAATGTTGCATAATTTCCTGCAACTCCGTTTGAGTCTAAAATTGTCAAAGGGTCTGCATTTACATCAATGTAATTACGTGTACCATCTTTTTTGTATTTCGCTCTGTACCATGGCATTGCCATTACCTTTTGAATTACAACACAATTTGGTCTCCCTGTGTTTGGGTATTTTGGACTCCCACAGTCACATGCTATTCCACTCATTTTATTTATTTTTTATTTAATTTACTTATTTTATTTTAATAATTTACTAATTTAATTAAAATTAATCATTTAACACTCCAAACTGTTTATTTAAGGCATCTAAAACCTGTTGAGGCAAATTATCTCCTCCTGTCCAATCCAATGACTCTGACTGTACATTTTCCAATGTTAATCCAAATTTTGCATCAGGTATTATTAATAATATTTCAATACTATATTTTTTTGTTTTAAAATCAATTTTTGAAATATTAGGATTTCCAACGTTTAATCCAACAATCTCAATTGTTGGGTTTTCAATCTCTAAATTTTCAAAATTACTATTTTCGTATGTAAATAAATATTTCATTTTTTTATTTTATTGTATTACAAATTGATTTCTTTGGTATTGTATTCTACAAAAATGTTTGTTTCTCGCTCCTGCCATTGATGATGGAAATGAGCCATAGGTAACAATAATACCAAATGCAGTTGTTGTTGGTGCTACAATGTAAGGTGTACAACTCCACAATGTTGGTTGATTATATTGGAAAGGTTGACGATTTGCAGGGTATAAAAAATTTAACATGTTTGGACTCCACAAAGTCAACATAAATGCAAGTGTTGGACTTCTATAATCTGAATAACCTGCATAAACTGTCCCTGGTATTGATGATAAAGAATTTAAATAATTCGCTGCACCTCCTCTGATGCTTCTATGAGACAAACCCGTTAAATGGTCAACAATTAATCCATCAGTATTATTTACTCCTGCAGATGGCAACCTAAACTCATCAATAAATGTTGATAAATTACCGTTTACATCCTTGTATTGGCCATCATTAAAATCATAATACCCACCTGTTAAACTTGTTAATCTGAATTTATGCCCCCAAACATTGTTGTAAACTAAATAATCCTCATTTATTGATAAATCTTTTTGTTGATAAACTCCATCATTTGGGATTAAAAATGGAGGGTCGTAGTTTGTGTTAAATAAATCTCCCTCATCATAGGTTGCGTATGATGGCATATTAACAATGTCGGGCCTATTATAATAAACCTTTAAATCTGATGAGCCTCCTCCAACAATTTCCAAATCTAAATTTGTTTTTGTGTCGTTTAATATTGTTGGATTAATAATTGCTCCTAAATCATCAACAATTGAGATGTTTTTATTTGTTGCAATCAATGTTCCATCAATTTGGTTGCCGTTCAATGTGTTTGTTGCAGCTATGCATGTATTAATTGGCTCAACTACTGTGCAGCATTGTCCTGCATCATAAACCTCCAAATTAAATGACACATCAATGCCACTCAAATCCTCATCAATTATTAAATTTGTAGGGTCTCCAATTGGGTCTCCAAATCTCGGACGAACATCAATTCGTGGTGTGTCTAATCTTTTAAAATTATAATCATCATCAATTACCTGTAAAAATACCCTCAACAGGTTCTCCATTGGTTTTATTACATTATCATTGTGCTCTGTATTCGTCCATTTTGGTGTGTTGGCCCAATCTAATAAAAAAACACGTGCACTAAATGACAAATCAACTGCACTGTCTCTCCTTGTATTGTTTGCACTGTAACTCTCAACCAACCAAATAAATGGCGTTTTTGCTGATGTTCTGTTGCTCAGTTGTTGATATTCGTTGTTTGTGCTTTTAGGGTCTCCATGTAAAAATGTGAGACTTGGAGCAACAACAACTGCTCCTGTAAATGGGTCTGTGTGGCCAAATGGCTCAACAACAATGTACTCATTTATTTTAAATTCTTTTATTTTGTACTCTTTATCTGTTGCATCTTTGATGGTTTTACCAATTGTCAGATGCAAAGTATTGCACAAATATATTTTTTCTCCATCAATAGATAAAACAGGCAGATTTGTATTTATCTGCTCAACTATTGATTTTATAATATCAACTAAATTGCTCTCCATTAAAAAGGATGGTTAAATGGTTCATTTACTCCCTCAAATTCATCATACTCAAACTCATCATTTTCACAAATATAGTATTGGATTGCTTTATAAGTTGCAACACCATCATTGTATCTGCTCGTAATATCATGCATAATTGCACTAAAATTAATGCTATTATCTGACTCTGTTTGCTTAATTCCTACCGTTGTTATTCTGCTAGTTGTATCTCTTGTATAAAGATAATACACAAACGCTTTTAACATCTCTTTAATACCTTTGGACTGTACTATTTTTGCACATCCTCCTGTCTCCTGATAATTAAAAGCGTTGTATATTTTCACAAATCTTGGTTCTGTTGGCTCTCCTGCAATTGGAGCAGCCAGATCAATAATAAATAAATCATACAATTCAACACCTAATAATTTAGGTAAATAACACTCCTCAACATCTGTGATTGTTTGCATTAAATCAATCTCTGTTGAGTTGTTTGTTGGTATTTTATACCTCCCATTATCAAAATTACTAACTGTTAAAATTGCCATTTATTTATTTTTACCAAACATTTTTTTTAATCCTTTTTTTGTTCCCTCAACAACATCATCAACAACATTACCTGAGTCTCCTGTGTTTGATTTCACAGGCCCATCATCATCTGAATACTTTGCCACTTTTGAGGAGTTAACAAGTCGGGAGGCTAAAACGCTCCCGAACTCATTAATATCTCCTTTTTTAAAATCAGCAAAGTCCTTTAAAAATATGACTTTACGTTTCATATTAAAGTGCTAAAGTAACCAATGCAGCATCAATGTCAGCAACATGATAAAATCCTGTTTTGTCTGCCTCTCTAATTAATAGTGCTAATCTTCTACGCACTTTTAATGTCATTGCATCCTCAACAAATTGTTTGTCAATTGTTCCTCTGCTCATTGTTAATCCTGCAGCAGAATAAATACGTCCGTAATTAGCATCTCCAACAACTAACTGATTTGCAGGTATTGCATTATCCTCAATTACTCTCAAACCTTTCACAGTTTCTCCATCTCTTGAAACAAAAGGAGGCATGATGTAATTGTTGTTACCATCTTTTGATAAATCCATTGCACAAATGTCCTCATTGTTCATTAATACAAAGTTTGGCATGTATTTGCTCCCACCTGTTGCAGTAATTGCAGCTTTTACCTTTACAATTAAATCATAAATTGTTGGGGATGGTATTCCTGCCGCTGCAGGTACATAAGTTGTTGCAGATGCAATTAAACCCTTTAAGTTGTTACCTGTTCCATCTCCGTTAATTAATTGGTCATCAACTTTTAATGCTACATTTGTACGTAAAAAGAACTCCAACTCTCCTGCAAACATGCTCTCATCCTCAAAAAACTCCTCACACACAGGCAAAGTATCTCCAACTTTTTGGATTTCTAATGAGTTTCTTTTCCATGATGCGGTTGACTCAGGAAATTGTGCACATTCTGCAACCATGTCTGCTGCTCTTACAATTGTAGCCTCATCCCAATCATAATACCTAATTGTTTTGTTTACATTTGGCCCTGTAACAGTTGTAGTTGCAAACAATGACTCCATTGCCAATGTACGTGTTGCCAATTGGCCAACACCTGCAACATCATACGCTCCCTCATTATTTTGGATTGATGCCGTTGATGTGTCTGCCTTAATTGTTACCTCTTGTGCCGAACCTGGTGCATTATCTTTTAATCCTTTAATTGCCTCAAATTTTTCAGAAACAACACTTTTGATTGTTGCAGGTTTTCCATCCTCAATT